ACTTTTTTCTCCTTAAAACTTTTATAATAATATTATAACAAAAATTTTATTCATTGTCAAATTCACAAGTCATACCCTTGTCTGTGATTTTATATGATGCAGGATTACCCGCCTGCTTTTCAATATAACCGTCTGTTACTAGCTTACGCATAGTTCCAGATACTGAACGACCAGAGATGTCCATTCTTTCTCCTAGGGACTTTGCGGAAATCCAATCATTTACTTCGCGCATTTCCTTTATAATAGCGATACCCTTTTCTGTGAAGGCTTTTGCGGTGCTTGCACCTTTCTTATAATCCTCAAAGAAAGATTTTGCATCATCTGGTACGTTTAATTCATTTGCATTAAATAAAGCTTCTACTGTTTCAATAAAAATCTTTTTTCTTTCATCTGTCATAATCATTACCTCTTTTTTCATTTTCTATAATAATTATAACAAAATTTTATAAAAATTGCAAATTAATTATTTATCTAAGAAAATTAATTCATTTGCATAAGGAAGTGTATGCACCCAATCAATGAATGCTCTCCACTCCACGAGTTTATGTCCAGCGCGCTGCCGCACAATAGAATAAAGATTTTCATAGTTCATAGTTACTGTACGAGTTTGAAGATAACCTTCCGGAAGTATTCGAATAAGCTCTTTCCAATATTTCTTATCTTTTGTTTCAAGATAACGCCTACGAAGATATTCACATACTTCAATAACTTTATCTTCCCATATTTCTCTAATATACACATCAGGATTATATGGTTCACAATCATAAACTTTTGCGGATTCATCAAAATCATCCATTTCAAAACAATCCATTGTAATTGGAGTTGTTGCAAGCTTATGCATAGTGCTTGTTGAATTGGCGGTTGTTCCTACTTTATAAGTATCGAATTCTTTCCACCAATAAAGCGGAGCTGTAATATCTATACTAACCATAATCTGACGCATAAATTTACGATGCTCTGGTCCACCTTTAATAAGTTTTTGCATAAGACCTATATCATTTGAACCTATACCAAAATTATCTTCATCATAAATTATTTTTTCTTCACCATCATGGAGTTCATAATCTTTTATAGCATATCCGCTATCACTCTTATTCCAACTATTCATAGGGTTACGCATACCACGAAGAGCATGTTTGAAGCCCCAGACATCTGTATTTAAAAATTTCATTATATAAACTCCTCCAACACTTCATCACAAAATCCTAAATCAATAGCTTCTTCTGCAAAAAACCACCAATCATCCTTTTTCTTTTCTTGATATAATTCTTCTGTCATATCAGTATATTCAAGAAAATATTTTTTCATTCTAAGTATTGCTTGCTCATAAAATTCAGCATAATTTCTAAATTTACCTGCATCCATCATACCCGTAACAGTTGATCCTTCATGGAATAAGAAAGATGCAGAAGGATAGCAATATCTGCGGTGACCTGTAATAAAAACAAGCAATCCCGCACTATAAGCTATACCCATATTAACAGTGTGAACAGGAGTCTTTGATAATCTAATGGAATCCGCAATCATAAGTCCTCCTTCTAACCACCCACCAGGTGAATCTATTAATAAAGTAATAGGCTTACGGTCTTTAGGATCAACATCCTTATCTGCTTTATTCCAGAACCTTATTAAGTGAGATACTGCTTCAGCAGTTACTTCATCAATATCATTTAATATCATAACTCTGTCAATAGCATCCTGTGTTGCACTAACATCATCAATACCTTTTAATTCTCCGGTATTGTTTAACATTTCTACAATTAAGTCTGCTGTTGTAACAGTATCAATGGTTTTATTATCCATAAATTTCTTATTGTTGTCACTCATCTATGTCCCTCCACACTGTTATAACCAAACTCTTTAGCTTGATATAACTCTATAAAATATTTTTCTTTTTCGTTTAATTCTGCTTTATCACATTCTTCTATTAATTCAAAAGTAAAATTATTTAAACCATATTCTTGCATAGCTTTATACAGTTTATTACCTGGCGGTGTATCAATGCCAAGCCCGCACTTACAATGTTCATTCCATCTCTTGTAAATATCAACAGCCTGACCTATATAACATTCATCAGTAATCTGATTTGTTATTTTATATATTCCGCATTTAGTTTTATCTTTTAGTATAAGCGGAAATTGTTTTTTGGCAAGAGGTTGCCAATATGTTTGCCATATCAACATACATAAAATTCTTGGCTTGTTTAATTCACGCTTTACTATCTCTAATCTGCGGGAGTCAGCTAAATCTGCTTCAGATGGAATTAATCTATAATTATCTTTATTATCTTTAACTTCTTGTTCTTTCATTAAAGCTTCATGCGCCGCCGCGCGAGTAGCTTTTAATTTATCTAATTCTTGAGTGGTCTCTTGAATTTGATTATGTAAAGATAACATTTCAATATCAAAATGACGTTCATAATCATTATAAGCTATTTCTAATGTTTTTCTATATTCTTGAAAAGCATTGTCGCTTATTTCTTTATTTTGAGATATTGTACTTTGTATATTATCTCTTAATCCATTAAGTTCATTAAGAGTTTCTATCTTTTGATTATTTAGTCGTTGATATTCATATGATAATTGGTCTACTGAATATTTTAACTGTGTTTGAGATTGTTTTAAATATTCATTCTCTCTAGCAATCTCTTGATTTTTTAACTCAGTTTCTTTATCTACTTTATGTTTTCTAAATAAACAAAAACATAATATTAAGCATATACAAAATAAAAGTGTTATTATAATAGCCATTTGTTATCCTTTTATAAAAATAAGGGTTAGATAAATTCTAACCCTTATTTATTTGTTATTTAATTGTAACTTTTTAAATTACTCAGCGTTCTTAGCTGCAAGCTTAGCCTGAGCTGCTGCAAGTTCCTCAGCCTCGATAGACTCAACTGTTGACTCACGTCCCTTGTCTGTAAGCTGGATAAACTTAACTGCCTTTGGCATAACGTGTCCTTCTTCATCCTGAACTTCGATAGCACCAGGAATTCTCTCAGCATAATCCTTACCCTTGCGGCAAAGAGCTGCTGTTACAATACCGTTAACTGACTTAATTGGAAGACCTGTTGCCTCAGCAATATCAGCTGCGATAATCTTCTCTCCATCATGCTCCTTAAGATAATTAAATACTGTCTTTGTGTTCTCTTTCATTAAACTTTTCTCCTTAAAAAATTTTTTATTGTATTTTTATTATAATATAAAGTATGTATTTGTAACACCTTTATTTTATATATATATTATACGAAAATTTTTTATAATTTTCAACTATTTGGGTGCAATGGTGTTATCTATATATTCCATTAACAACATCAGTTGACCAAAACTTAAGTTCTTTGTTTCTTCCAGAACAAGTTCTTCCAATTTTTTATCATCAACACCTTCATATTGTTTGTGGTAACTTATAATTCTATCTGCTCTTGGTCCGAGTTCTTTTCCTAGTTTCTTTTTAAATGCTCTTCTTTCTTTTCTATTCATTAAAACAAAGCCTCCGCTTCTTCATCTGTAACATAAGTTGCCCATGCTATAATAGCAGACCTATAAAATATTTCTGGGTTACCTTCTAGGCACAGTCCACGAGTGACCGTGCCATTATAAGGATTAATAGCTAAAGTTCCAACTATTTCATGTAGATTTCCTGTTCCGAAATAGTCACATAAAAAATGTATTCTTTTATTAATTGGACAATTTTCTATATCTTTTCTCCATATCTTACTCATTTTTTAATATCTCCATTAATTCAGTTTCCGTTATAATAGGAATATTTAATTCTTTAGCTTTTTTATTTTTTGAAGATGTTGAATTTATATCATTATTAACAAGATAATCAGTTTTTGACGAAACAGAACTAGATACTTTTCCGCCCGCCGCTTCAATTATATCAACTAATTCTTGTCTATTTTTAAAATTTTGGAGTTTTCCTGTTATTACAAAATTGTAGCTTATAGATTTAACACTATTGTCCTGATGCTCATTAGGCTTAAATGTTATATACTCTACAAGTGCATCAGCTTCATCATAATTAAAATCGTGAAGTGCGCGATTCATCTCTGGACCAAATCCATTCCACTCTGTAAAGTCAAAATCTTCATGTATTAAATCTCTAAACTCTTTCCATGTTTCAACTTTTTCACAAATCTGTTTAGCCACGCGGGAGCCGATCAGAGGGATACCTAATCCTGATATAAATGCGTGTAAAGGTGCTTCCGCAAGTGCATCATCAATAGCTTTAAGTATTTTTGATACTGACACAAAACTGAATCCTGGCTTTTTCATCCATTCTTCACCATGTTTTCTAAGTTTAGGAATATCTGATATGTTATTAACCCATTCCCAATTTATGAGTTTTTCAAGAGTTTTTTCTGAAAGTCCTTTAATATCAAGACCTTTTTTTCCACAGAAATGGTCGAGTTTATTTATAAGTTTACCTCCACACTGTGGATTTGTGCATACAAGATTTTCAACTCCATTATTAGAAGTTATAATTTTTGTATCTTCGCCACAAACAGGGCATTTGTTTGGTATTTCTAAATAAATTCTATCCATTATATACCTCCATTATATGAGCTATATTTTCTGCTTGCTTTCTATTAAAAGAATATCCTATTACATGCCCTGTAGTTTCTGTGTACCATGGTCCAATATAATATTGTTCGTATAGCCCATTATGGTCAGTATAGTGAATAGTTAAAGGATTTCCTTCTTTATCAATTTTATCAGCATATTTTGCAGATAATACACCCCAGTGCGCCCATCTTCCTATAATATATAATTCTCTTGCTTTATTATATTTGTTTTTTAATATTTTTTGTTTAATCTTCTTTAACAACATATATTTACCTCTCAGCCCAAACTATTTGCGGTATTATCATATTCATTTTTGCAACTTTTAGTTTTTGACCTTGAAAAGGCTTTTCTCCAAGCGTTTCACGCATAACACTTACATTATGTAAACTTGCTCTTTCTACTGTTGAACCATCAATATCAATAGGTTCAAATATAGCTACAGGAGTCAGTACACCTGTTCTACCCATACTCCATTCAATCCATTTTAATCTTGTTTCATATTCCTCATCATAAAACTTATAAGCAAGTCCACCTTTGAAATGATGGTCTGTCATTCCAGCTGCAACATAATCATCTATCTTATTATATTTTATTACAATACCATCAATAGGATAGCTTAAATTAACACTCTCATCTTTTATTTTTTCTATTATGCTTTCTAAATTAAAACATTTTGAATAATGAAGATATGGAACAATTTTAAAATTATAAGACTGTAAAAGCTGTAATTTATCAGACATATTTTGAATTGTATTAATTATATCCCAAGCTATAAAAGTCAAATCTCTTTCTTTACATTCTTTTGAATCAAGGAGTCTAATACTGCCCGCTGCAAAATTACGAGGATTTTTATAATCATGGCACCAATTATGAAAATCAACATAAGTACAAATTATTTCTCCATCAACAGTAAGAGGTTCCTCGTATCTTATTCTTTTAGGAATAGAAGGAATTACCATAGCATTATGAGTTATATCTTCTCCGACCTCACCATTTCCTCTCGTTTCTGCGGAAACCAGCTTCCCGCCCTCATAATGTAAGGAACAAGTTAAACCATCCATTTTAGCCATAGCAATACATACTTTATCACCAGCAAAAGATTTAACTTCTTCTATATCTTTTGTTTTATTAAGTGATAACATTGGATGATTATGATTAACTTTTTTAAGTTCATTTACTACTTGATAATTTATCTTTTGAGTAGGTGATTCTTCCCATATACATTCTGGATAATTCATTTCATATTCTTGAACTTCAAAATACCAATCATCCCACTGTTTATCTGAAACCATAGGATGACCTTCATCATATGCTTTTGTCCATTCATTAAGACATTTTATATGTCCGATATAATCTTCTGCACTAATCATATTATCCTCCTATCTGTTGCTGTGGATGAATTGGAGCATGACTATTCATTTTAGCTGTTTCTACATTTTCTGCACTTGTTGTGTATGTTGTATATGTTACAGTTTTCTGTTCTCCTCCACAATAATAACACATTGGTGTTATTGGAGAATACACTCTTCCACATATTGGACACTGCCATCCTTGTGAAACTCCTATATTTTCATTTATCATATTTATCACCTCATTTTTTCAAGTTTATCTTTTCGATATTCAAAAAAGTAATCACCTAAAAACACAACATCATCCCAACATCTTTTTCCATTACAGAATACGTCCGTTGCATATATCATATCTGGTGGTCTACATTCATTTACATTAATAATTTTAATATTATAATCATTTCCATCTTCACTATGTAAAATATAGTGGTCACCTACTTTTGGTTTAATCATAATTTATCGCTCCTTGCGCTTATAATCTTCACATTTACTACCATCGCCATCATGATGAGGATGATCCCAAGCTTCTATATTTCCGTGAATTTTACATGAATGAGATTCATATCCACAAAAGTATCCATCTGATTTATAATGAATACAATTATCACATCTCTTTTGTTCATGATTTAATAACTCACATATTAATTTCATCACTCTTTTATCGTTTTCATTATCAGTTTTGTATTGATAAGTAATATATCTTGTATTTGGTTCTTCACGATGTTCAAATTCAAAACTATCACAAATTGATTTAACCATTTAAAGTAATCACCTCTTTCATTTATTTCTATAAATATTATATCAAAATTTTTAATAAAAAGCAAAAAGAGGAGTTAATGCTCCTCTTCTGTGTCTTTTATCGCTGTTACCATACAAGTAAATTCTCTATGTCCATTTTCTACTAAAACAGCTATATTATGTAAATGTGCATTTAGTATTTTGATGATTACGGGTTTATCATCTATTACTGTTTTAAATTCTAAATCTCCTACTAAATTCATAATTTAATTACCCTTTCAATTTTACTACCATTCACAATCTGTACACCTGCGGCGGTTCGTCCCATGACGCTTATACCTTTGGCTTCGATGCAAATAGAGTTCGGGCGTCCAACAATGAGCAAATCATCTGTGTCATCCACCATAACTGATCCTGCGAGTCTTGATTCTGATATGATGACTCCCACCCCACCCCTGTTTTGTAGTGGAATCCCATCTTGTTTAACTCTTTTTCCAAGTCCACTGGTTGTGAAGATGGCGACATCGTTATTCCTTGATA